GTTACTGCATCAGCCATCTAAATCTCCTTATGGGTACGGGAGCTTTCGCTCTGCCCATAGCCGAAGATGTAGTCACCCACCCAAACGAGTGGGTGACCCTATCTTGTTAATTACGATTGATCTGTAAACGCAGGTGCGTCTGCACCTTCTGTATAGCCCCAGATAATCCAATTCGTTGAATCTTTTGCTACGATATTGATCTCCATGAGACCAAAGTCCGTGAGAGTCAGAATTGAGTTGGAGCTACCATTTGCGTACACGGACACGTTGTCCGCATTAGAATCTAAATGAACAACACCACCGATGAAGTAGTTAGCATCAGCACCAGTATCAATAATCAGATTCTCTGCTTCTTCTGCCGCTCCACCGTAGATAAACTTAAAAGACACACCCTCAGCAGGACTGGGAAGTGTCAGTGTACGGTTACTCCCAATGGCTGGAACCACAACAACCCTACCACCATGAGTGGCAGCAGTTATCGAAGTATCAGCATCGGATAGGGTTACAGGTGCAACCTGCATCCCTGAACTGTCATAAGTGAAAGATGTTGTAAATGCTCCAGTCGATGAGTTTTTCGATACTACCTCAAACCCATTTTCTGATCGGACTGCACCTGAAAAAGTTGTATTAGCCATGTCGTTCTCCTGTCTTGGCTAGTGTCTATCGTTTCCGATAGTCAGGAAAAAGGAAATAAGGAAAGGGGCAGGAGTCTCAGTCGTCAGAACTCTTGAAGTTAAATAAACTCCCACCCCTTCACTCATACTATGCTCCGGGTGATCCCCAGATCCCTAGTGGATCTGATACACCGAAGCTGTAACGCTCGCGAGCTTTGTAACGAACATTTCCGGTGTCAAAGTCACCGTCCATGCTTGTTTCAAGTGCTACACGATTAAAGTGCTTCATTCCGTTAGGAACGTCTGTCAGCAAGAACCATGCATCCGTATCGGTTAGATAATGGTTTACAACAGTTCCGCCGGGTACGACACCCATTGTACGTACTGCATTGACATCGTTGTCAGCAGTTCCGGGGCGAAGCTCAGACTGCATCACCCGTGTTGCAACGAATTGCAAATCAGGCGGAATCACAAGTGTCTGAGGACGTGCAGCGATCATTAGACCACGCTCGTCTGTCCACTTGCCAATCTGAATAACGGCAGCCTCAAGAGAAGTCTCGTTGAGGTCAACAGCAGTAGCTGGACGGTTAGAGTTCTTACCACCCGAAACGAGTGGGTGACCGTCACCACCAGTTACGCCATCACTAGATGCCGTGAAAAGGTTCACACCGTCGCCACTCTGGTAGGCGTTGGTAAATCCATTGTTCAATGGAACAACAGCTTTAACCTGCTTGGTGTGGGCCATGGCGCGAGCCAAAGCCTTAGTATAACGAGCCGACAGGGAGTCATAAAGATTATCTTCCATAGCTTCTTCTGTAATAGCGAAGCCCATGGCGATAGTCTCATGGTTGTAGCGAGCCGTGAAGCTCTCCTGTGCAGCGTCGTAAGAAATCGCTGATCCTTCATCTTTAACTGGAGCAGCGTCAAAACCCGAAAGTTTCACTTCTTCCTCAAAGGATCTACTAGAGCTTTCAGTCTCATAGATTTCGGTATGCTCGTCATCATAACGTGCATACTCCATTCCAAAAAGAGCATTCAAGCCCGGAAGTAGTTCTTTGAGTAATTGAGCGCGTGATATAGCCATTTGTCAGTCTCCTATTATACGCCAGTGGCGTTTAAGTATGAATGATTAGAGGCTGACCCACTCGACGCGGCATTGAATTTCACAATGACGTCAGGGTAGGCATCACTCGCGGTCGTTCCCTTCGGNGGCAAGCTCGTCGGGCCATCAACGAAGTCGATGATCCGGAGAGGAAGCGTGTTTGTGGTAGCTGGTGTTGAAGCATCCAAAGCGTTCTTGGATTTTCCAATCGCAGTGCTACCAGCAGTCTGAACAACAGACGCGTTAAGTCCACGGTCCGTGGTGTTCAGTGCTTCGTCACCTTGCATTTGAAATACTACAAATGGGTCGTCAATAACATAAGCCATCGCATCAGTAGCAGTTGTGGACGCAGGCCACTGCGTGTTAAACGTCTTCTGATTCGTTGTGCTTGGTGTATAGGAACAACCCACAAAAATACCTACTGCCGTTAGCGCGGTGGTGCCCGTATCTTTCTCGATCTCACCGTCCGCAGCTAACTTTACAAAATCACCGTTAAAGATGGCGGTCCCGTACCCACTACCAATAGGTAGGTGTCTGACCTTGGCTGACCAAGATCCAGATGCACTAAGGGTACCAATTGGCCGCGCACCGTAAGGTGCTGCTGTAGTAGCCATAATTAGTTTCCTATAAGTTATGTGTAGTGATTAACGACTACCGCCGCCAAACGCTACACGAGTTTTTCTGTCTGGAGCGAGAACTGGCATCCTTGGATCGTTTTCTCGCATATAATTATTGTCAACTGCTGCCATTTGCGATTCAGCATGAGTCTTGTAATACTCACGCCGTTTCTCTACCAATTCAATTGGTGCCTTGCAAAGCAACAGCCCACCTACTTCGATACCGCCTTTTTGAGCCCATTCCGATTTATGATCACTCATAATTTGTAGTTCGGGGTGGTCTTCCGCTTTTACTGGTTCCCAACCTTCACGAAAGCGTTTTGACACATTCATGTTATCTAGGTTGCCAACCATTGCAGTTCTTATCCAGCGAAATACCCACCCATCTTGCGGTAGGGGATCAGGTAAAATTGATGCAGGTTCCCAAGTCTTAGCTCTTTCTTCGCTTTCGCGATTATCCAAGCCTCTTGGCTCCCGTGGAGCGCGTTCATCAGCCATTATATCATATTCTCCTTCATAAGCTGTGTTGCATACTGTTGAGGTGTTAGCCCCAAGCGTTTCGCGAGTGCAACTTGTGTNTGAGTCAATGTGACTTTGCGTGGTGCCGCTCCAGTATTTCTGGTAGCAGGTGCAACCACGGGACTCGCCTTACGACGAGGTGCAGAATCGACAACTACTTGCTCTTGCGAGCCTGACTCGTCGGTTCCGAAGTAATTGGGAAACACTTCCCTCATACGTTTGTCTATTAATTGATAATATTCCTGACTGTTAGGGTCAACTCCGTCCTCACCTACTAGTTTCTCATGAACCCCATATGCAAAGCTTGTCATTTCTTTGTCATTACCGAACCATTCGTTTTGTTGTGACCACTCTACAGCCGCCGGATCAGCCTGAACTTCTGGTGCTGGTGCTTGTCGCTGTTGCTGACCCTGCTGACGTTCTTGACGCATCACATCTTGCTTCCAATCATCTATCACTCTTTGTGATACGCTTTCAGACGACATCTGTGTCATCTGTGCACTGGTTAGGGCTTTTTGTGCCGCCGCTATCTCATCAGAATCTCCTGACTCATGGGCTGCTTTGAATTGAGCCTCTGCCATGGCAAGTGCTGTGTCTGCCCCATACTTGCTATGTTGGTTTAATGCCTTTTGTGATTCCTGCACAAGCTGAAGAAGTCTTTGGTTCTCTGTTTGAAGCGTCTGTGTAACATTGACCGCTTCATTTGCCATTCGCTCCTGCCGCTCCTTGGCACGACGCTCTTCATGGTATTCCCACTTGAGTTTTTTAATTCTCTTCTGGGCTCTTTTCCCATATCTAGCAATTTCTTCATCCGTTGCTACGTCATCATCTTCAGATTCCGTAGATGCCGGGGGTCTTTGGTCCTCTACTGGGCGATCATCAAGAACTTCAATGTCTAACTGCTCTTGTTGCTCAGGAGCCTCCACCGGTGGTGGTTCTATTGTGGTTTTAACACCTAAAAACTTGTCTTCATCGCTCATCCTGCCAGTTTCTTCAATCATTTTATGCCCTTTCTACGCCTCTGGGATCTTCTACGACCGCCTCTACAGTGTCATCGTTAATTAAACGGAACTCTCTACCGTGAATTTTAATTCGTGTACCACTGAACGCCCGAAACAACACCCAATCTCCTACCTGACAGTACGGACCAGTGGGGAACCGTGAAAAATTAGCGTAAGCATCTGGACCCATCGACATAACCCAACCAACAATAGTTGCAATATTCTCTTCGTGCTGGGCTTGTGCAGACTTGATGATACCGCCTTCCGTTTTCTCTTCAATTTCGGGAAGTGCGATCAGTAATTTGTAGCCTTTCGGCTCAGGCAACTGCGATGCAAAGTTTTTGTCATCATCTGCATCTTTGAACGTGATGTCCTCAACGTCAATAACTTCATTTTCTTTTTCTTGTGCGAGCGTAGTCATACAGACCTCTCGTTAAATTGTCCAACATGCGCCATACGGCGATAAAAGGTACTTCTACAATCTTTATAGATCTCTTAATTTATCTTCTAAATCAATTATTTCGCGTTCTGCCCAAGCCAAGCCTTCGATGATGCCGGTGACCTTACGATACTCTTCCATATCTTTCGCAGATCCCACGGCCAGATGATCAGCCAACTCATTCATCTGTTCCCTCAGCTTTTTTTTGAGCAACGATAAAACGTCATCACTCACTATCTTCATCCTTTGCTATTTCTCTACCCAACTTTATTCCTTCCAATTCCTGCGATGCATCAAATTTCATTTTATCTGCTTCAGCCCTACCTTGCTCTGTCTGCGCCTTAATCATTAACTCCTGCTCTTTAAGACCAAGTTCTGCGACATCCAACTGTTGTTCTTGATCAAGCTTCTCTTCAAGCAGCGCGAGCTTCTGCTGTTCCAGTGTCTGCTTGGCCTGATCTGCCTGTGCTTTGCGCTGTTGCTCTTGCTGGCGTATCTGCAATTCCTGCTGTCTCATTTGAATGATTGGATCCTGCTGTTGCTGTGCTTGTTGTTGGGCTTGAGCCTGTTGTTGTTTCTTGCCCATCAACTGATCCGCGGCGTCGGCAATCAATGTACTTAGTCTCTTCTCGACATCTTCCGGCAGCGGCTGACCCATAGGTGGCAGTTCCGTACCAAGCTCTTCTTCTATCTGGCGACGGAATACAAATGCCAAGTGTTCCCTGACGTGTGCATCCAATGAACCCATAATAGCTTGTCCAGCAGGACTGTTCTGCACTTCCTGCGCCATTTGAGGATCGTTCTTTAGTGCCATGTGAACACGCATGTGTGCATCATGATCCTGATACTCATAAACCTTAACTGGTTCCTGAGTCATCATCGCCTGATTCTCTGTTACTGGATCCTTGGCTGGCACTTCATTAGCAATCGGTACAACCTTATCTGCGTTTGGTATTCCGATCAGTTCCATCATCTGTCTATGCAATAGCGGCAAGTCATACATGTTCGGGGCCTGCTGTGCTAATTGCAGAGCGGCCTGATATTGCATGATGCGTTGCGCCATTGTAGAGGCATTCGGATCCGACACAGGAACTACGTCAATGCGATCATCAAAGTCTTCAGCCTTGATTCCCTCACCTGCATCGGTTTCGTATGGATAATCGGGACTTGTAAAGTCGGCGATAATCCTAGCCAAGATCTTGTATTCCTGTTTCAGGCTCGCATGGATCCTAGCTTGTATAGCAGACTGCACTTTCATAGCACGTTCCATAATTGCAAGAGTGGTCCCTACGGGAGCCTCTTGATTCATGTCTGCTACTTTGAGGTCAGCCATCGACGCAAAGCGTCTACCTTCTTCGACAATGTTACCCAATAGCTGGTACAAGACCGAACTAGGTTCCTTATACGGAAGGAAGGTGATGTTGTCACGAATGACTCCACCCGGCACATCAACGTCTCTAAATTCTCCCGGCATGATCGGCGTGTCGTCGCCTTTGATTCTGAGTCCACGAGTTTTTAACCCTCCCGGTAGATTGGATAGTGTGCCCGCGTCTACTAGCTGTCTGAGGAGGCTAGTCGCGGATTTGGCTAATCCTCCAATCATATGAATTAAGCCAAGGTTATAAAATCCGATACCGGGAACATAACCGTAATGCACGAAGTGCTGCTTCTTAACCCGGTGTTCGTCGTCTTCGTCCCAGTTCCTATAGATAGAAAGGATCGTATCGCTTGATTTGTCTATCGTTATTACATAGGGAAGTGCAACGCCGTCGTCATCTTCAAAGCCGGGAAGGTCTACATCTACATGCATCTCCAGCAGTTGATGTCGGTCCTCACTCCGTCCTGAAGGTGAAACCCCTCCGATATCATTAAACTTATCGGTAATTGGATTGTCTTCTATAAAGCCTGTCGTGAGTTCTACGTCACGATAGAATCCACTCACCTGTAGCTTTCTAATCTGATTGGTACTGCGATTCATTACATGGGTATAACGCTCTGCCTGTTCCAGATCGGCTTCATTGTATGCAACCACAAAATCCTCTGCGGGCACAAACATAGATGTCGGCCTACCCAAGGATGGATCATAATAGATTTTTCTGAACGCACTACCCGCAAGTGGCAGGCTAAACAAAAGCTTCTCTGTCTCTGCCCGATATTCGGTCATGACTTCAATAAGCTGATAGTTCATATAGTCTTGAACGCGCTTCGCTTGATCCATGCGCTCTTCGGTCTGTAGTCCCCAGCATTGGGTTTTTACTGGACCCTTAGCTGGCATAATCTCTTGAATTGTCTGACTCTGGAATCGTACTACTGCTTCGGAAAGCATTGGATGGAATACACCACAGGCTCCTGCCCAAGGTGTTGTGCGCTCTTCGATCTCTAAGCCTAACTGGTCTAAACCTTGTTCGTAGGTTTCTTCCCAATCACTTCGACTGTTCTTATCGGAATCAAACTTTCCAACGAGGTCTACTGCAAGAGTCTGGAGATCGTCGTCGTCCATGATCTCTGCAAGGTTGCCATTGAAATCCACCTCTGGCATCTCGTTATCGGCAGACGGATCAAAGTCAATTTCAATGCCGCCGTCTTCGAGTTCTGTGACCAGCGAATCTTCAGGAACTAATTCCTCTTCAACGACCGTAATTCCTTCTGGGCCCATCTCAAAGTCATCTTGGTTCAATAGGTCTTTCAGGGGTTTATCTACCGCCATGTATATCCTTCTTTGATGTAAGCGCCTAAGACACTATGCTAACATAACACCTTAGAGTCAATAATAGTTGGCTTTTCGCATCGGCAATAAATCATCCCAAGGATCATCACTTTCTAAATTTATGAAGCCACCCTGTCTAAATCTTAGCAACGCTTGTGTCGATGAATCAACTAAGTCATCATGATCCCCACTAGGGAATGATGCAAACTGTTCTATCACTTCTTCTGCCCATCGTTTATTTGGTGCCCACACATGACCGCTGTGGAAGAGGTCTGATACTGCATTCACTCTGGCGATCTTGTCGCGACCTCTACCGGGCGTATACTCCGCTACCGGTATACCAATTCTTCTCAACTCAAAGATCAGAGGACTTCCTGCTGCCTTCGCCTCTACGATGAAAGCGTCAGGTTCGTACTCCTTATACATATCATAAGCGCGTTGTTTCAAATCAGGAAATTCGAGCCGTTCCTGCAATGCATCCAATAAAATTATGTTAGCATCGCCATCTTCGCCATAGAAGACACCCCAAGTCGTACACGCACTGTAGTCAGCAGTTTCTTTTGCAAGGAACGCAGTGTCCCAACTTTGTATCACAAAGTCACACGCCGGGGGTTTTGTTTGCGTCCACTCTTTCCACCACTCGCGCTTTATTATTGCGCCTTCTTCAGATGTAGGATCCTGCTGGTACTGGGCACTCCACTTACTAACGGGTAGCTCTGCTTTCAATGCTTCAAGCTGATCCAACGGCCAGAATCCGGGCCATAATGGGCTACCGCTAGGAAGTATAGCTGGCAGTTCGATAATCTCCCACTCATCGCTACCACCTCTTTCTATAGATGCTTTAAGTATGCTTCCCGTTAAATCCTTCTTAGACCAACGGGTCATAACTAGACATATGGCACCACCGGGCTGGAGTCTCTGGCGTGGACCTGATGTATACCATTCATATGTTTTGTCATATACGGATGGATCATTTTGTGCGGCTTCCTGCTCAGAATGTGGGTCGTCAACAATCAAAATATCCGCACCCTTACCGGTTACAGCACCACCCACACCGATAGCGAAGTAGTCGCCACCCTTGTTCGTGTTCCAACGACCAGCCGCTTTCGAGTCTGCACTCAGCCTTACTCCTGAGAATATCTTTTCATAATCCTTGGATCCTACCAAGTTACGAACCTTACGACCGAACCCTACTGCCAACTCTGCGGTATGTGCAGTCTGGATCACCTTCTTGTCCGGAAACCTGCCCAAGTACCAAGCAGGAAATAAATGCGAAGCAAATTCTGACTTAGTGTGTCGAGGAGGCATGTTGATGATCAGTCTCTTCAGTTCACCTTCGGCAATACGATTAAACGCATCTGCCATCACTCTATGGTGATCACCCTCTATAAATGCAGGCCATACCTGTTTTACAAACTCTAGGAAATCCTCTTGNGAACCTTCTCGCGCCTTGGCCTCATTAAACTCTTGGACCAGTTCAAGGATCTGGCGTTGTTTCTCCATAGGTAATGTTTCTAAGGCACTAATGTTCATCTACACATTCCTGATCATACACTTGATTGCCCCACCAACATCCATGTGCGTTCATAGTACAGGACATAGACGTAATAACTACCAACAAAACCAACAGCCTCATCCCAAGACAACATCCTCATATTTAGCCTCTATCCATACTTTGGCACCACAAGACAACGGCTTATCCGGAGAGTATACAAGCTTGGATGGACCATCAATAGTCACATACGTCGCGTACTCATTGCTCTTATATGTCTTCACTGTAATAACGGGCTCCCGTTCTCCAGTCTTTGTGTTTCTGCGTATCTTGTGCTGGTTAATATGGATCTTAGCCTTCATTTTCAGGCATCTTAATTAGAAATGCAGGAGTCTTTTCGCCATGCCAACCACCTACTTGGTTGTAATAATAATGATCCAACGCCTCCTCATGCGTTAACCCGTCCTCACTCATCAGTTTCGCGATTACTTTTTCACGGTCATACACCACAATCGGCTGGTCTATACCGAATCGTTCCAGTATACCCACGATACAATCATCAAATCCGTCCATAATTAGAGCTTCTTCTGCGCCTAGGTCGGTCAAAGTCTCTGTCAAAGTCTGATTCATATTCCCCTCTCTCTATTACAATGTGAGCTAAACTGTACCACAAATCACTATTGGGCTTGTAACCCAGTTTCGCAAGGTACTCTTCTAATATAGTATCAGCAGTCTTACCAATCACCCGATACTTTAGCTCCCCAGACTTCGCCTTGATAAAAGGTTCAAAATAGTCCGGGTACTGCTTCGCCAATTTTTCGGCAGTGAACGGTGCTTCCCTCGGATACCTCTGTAAGGTACTCCGTTTCTTGGCAATTAGATAAACCCTAACAGCTTCATCCAGCACAGTTTCAAGATCAGGTAAATTAGTCACGAATCAATATACCCTGTATAGCCCAAATTTCGCAAAAAATTTTTTAGGGGTTAGGAGTCCCAAGCCCATTTTTAGTAATTAAGTGAGCAAAACACTGATTTTATGGTTTCGGTGTGCGGCGGCCAAATAGGGGTGTCCCCCCCCACTACCTCTTGACATATAAAGATGTCACTATATGTATTTAAGTGTCGTGAGAGGGCAACCATGCCAACACTGTCAACAAAGGAAGGTTACCATGACAGATCAAGAGAAAGTGCAGGAAGCACTTCGCACTGGTAAGGATGTGTGGATTGAATACCACAATCAACACCACGAGTCAACTCGTGATGACATGCAGTTACCAGTACAAGCTAGAGTCGAGCAGGCCGATGAAGATAAGGATTGGTTTATCGTCGGCACCGAAGCTGGCACTAGGTGCTATAAGTACGCTGGAGTGCAACAGATAGAGTTTGCACCCTTCATTCCAGAAGGTAAGGCAAAGGAAAAATTGCTTGCCGAGATTGAAGGATCAGCGTTTACCAAGGAGTTTGATAGGATTATGGACGCCATGGTGAAATCAGGGATCATAACTAAGCTTGACTAGTTAGTCCCTAGGGGGGGTGCAATCGGCACCCCCCCTTCAACGAAGTAGATAGGAGGGATTGAGATGGCTTTAGACGTTGCGATTTATGATCAACCAACACCTGAATTTGATAGGGAAGCTTGGGAGGAAGAGTGCTGGGACATAGTAATGGAAGAGATGCCCGATGCATCCGACGAAAAGAAGGAAGCTTATTTTGAAGAGCTTCGGGAACGTGATTGGCCGTATTAAAAACACTAGGGGGGTGCAATCAGCACCCCCCACTAACGTAGTACAAGGGAGGTCATTATGTATGGGCAAGATGATTTATTCGCAGTGTGGTTGATTGGGTTGTTCATCGTGGTTGTTTGGAGTTACATGCTCTTTCAATTCATGAGGTGGTCTTACACTAAGATACGCAATGCGATTCGTCGCAAGTATGGTTACCGCATCATGAGCCGTAAATGGTGGAAGGTAAGGCATGCAATACGCTTCTGGAAAATTAGGAGTGAAATACATTTCTGGAGAATTAGGAGTGCAATACGTCTCTGGAAAATTAAGAGACAGTACAAAATCTAAGTAACANTAGGGGGGGTGCAATCGGCACCCCCCCACTAATGAAGTACCAAAAAGGAAAGTAAGATGCAAAACAAAACATTGATAAGAGAATTAGTACTTGCAGANATCGAGTGTGACAAGCTGGAAGAAATAGAAAGGTTCTCTGGTGGCAGACCTCTGACGGAAGAGGAAGAGTACAGAGTTGAAAGTCTCCGGATGCTGATCGATGACATCAAGCAAGGCATGACGTCGGAAGATATCAGCACAGCTTTTGATATGTACGGAGATTATGTCAACCTTGGTTGGTATCTCTGGAATATCGAAAGAGGCAACGTTGAGGAATGGCAAAAGCTACGGAAAAAGCTCGGAGCTACCAACATGAATTGCCTAGACTAGGTAACACTAGGGGGGTGCAATCAGCACCCCCCACTAACGTAGTAAAAGAGAGGAGAGTAAGATGATTGATTATAGAGAGGACATTAGTGAAACACCTAAATGGCAACACGATTGTGATAGCTGTGTATTTATCGGTGGGATGTCAGGAGTTGGAACTTATTTGGACTTCTATATTTGCCCAGATAGCAGTGTGGTAGCCCGCTACGGGAACGCCGGTTGCGAATACCACAGCGGTGCAAGTTTCATACTGAACCCTCGAAAGCTGAGGGTTACAGAGTGTGCCCACACAGGTGTATACATTACTAAATCAGATCCGAATAGATCTACTAGTTGGACTGAGATGGGCAGGATTGTCATAGCACAATGGGCAATCAAACAAATGAGTTTGATATCTAAGTAACACTAGGGGGGGTGCAATCGGCACCCCCCCAATCATGTAGTACAAGGGAGGAGAGTAAGATGTACCGACTACAGTATAAAGATAATCTTGGGATGCCATGTTGCACATGGTTCAAAACCCACGATGATGCAATGCGTAAGGTTGACCTATGGGACATAGAGCAATTCAAAGTCAGGTTCATTGAGTTTCCATTTGAGGTGACAAGAAATTCAACCGGTCTTTCAGAAGATGAGTTCAAGCTACAATGGCTCAACATGTACGCCGATATAGTAGACACTAACCACAGATGAGTGGAGAAGAGGGGGGTGCAATCGGCACCCCCCAATCATGTAGTACAAGGGAGGGTATCAGTATGGTTCGTGAATTATTTGATGTACAGTTTGCCAATGGCTGGCATGCCAGTGTGATCTTTGTGGTCACACTTGGATGCTTTGAAGTCATGGTATCCAACACGGGAGCAGATGGCGAAGGCCCTGACTTTCATGGCATGTCCGAACATGATGACAACATCATTCGGACTAGTGATCCTTGGCATCTAGGATCCATACTCTTTCGCATCATGATGTTAGCGAAAAAGTATTAGTAACACCTAGGGGGGGTGGCTTCGGCCACTCCCCTCTTTTTGTGCCTCTCGGTCTAGCTGCTGCTCCCTGCTAGGTCATAGTCATACCGTAAGAATTGCACGTATGCGTATGCAAGTATGCAAATCTTATGAGAGTGCATCTGTTCCCATGCATGTGCTGCTGCATACCGGTAAGCTGTGCTGCAGTGAGTGAGTGAGTAAGTAACTCACCAGCTTGCTGGAGTTCCTTGGATCCCATCGGATAGATATTGCAGGGTACATAT